GATGAGCATTATGTCAATAAGACCACAAATGCGGACAATGCAAAGTGGATCATTGACAAAGGGTACAATGATTATGCGATCACTTGTGATTCTGCGGAGAAAAAATCTACCAACGATTACAAAGATGCCGGTCTCCCTGCCAAAAATGCAATCAAAGGCCCTGGATCTGTGGAATACGGAATGAAGTGGCTGCAAGGGCGCAAAATTGTAATTGACCCACGTAGGACACCGAATGCATACAAGGAATTTACGGAATATGAATACGAGCGGGACAAGGACGGAGAAATAATCAGCGGTTATCCCGATGAGAATAACCATTTGATAGATGCAACGAGATATGCTCTTGAAAGATTCTGCAACAAGCGAGGTACGAGCGCATGATGAAGACGGTAAACATATTAGGCACACCATACTCTTTCAAGGTTGATGACCTTAATAACCCAGAGTTGGGAGAAAATGATGGTCTTTGCAGAGTGTTTGACAAAGAAATCATCGTCAGAGCAACGGAATATATGGGTGGAATTTCTGAAGAGTCAAAGCAAAGAAGAACGGATCATGTTGTCAGACATGAATTGATCCATGCCGTAGCGCAAGAATGCGGTGTGGCATATGGAAACAATGAGGACTTAGTCGATTGGATTGCTCACATTATACCTATAGTCAATAAAGCGTTTGATGAGATAAAAGAGGATAACTAAATGGGACTGATTCAGACTATAAAAGGATGGGTAAATATGCTGTTAAAGAGAAAAGCGGAAGATGAATTCCTGGTGGATGCTATCAACACAGACACGATGGACAAATTTATCAAGCAGTGTGTGCAGATCTATCAGGGCAAGCCGGAGTGGTTGGATGAGAAAGACCATATCAAGACTATCAACTTTGCGAAGTCTATCTGCTCCGAGGTTGCGCGACTGGCCACTCTCGCAATTGGAATCACGGTTGATGGCTCTGCGCGGGCAGACTGGTTGCAACAGCAGATTGAGAATGTGTATTTCAATCTCCGGCACTGGGTAGAATATGGCTGCGTGTACGGCACAGTGATTCTTAAGCCAAACGGCACGGGGATTGATCTGTTCACACCGGACAGATTTTTGGTGACGGAATGCGTGAATGATAAAATAACTGGTGTTATCTTCTATTTTTCCGAAAAAGTTAAAAAGGATCTGTGGTACACACGACTGGAATATCACAGATTTGCCGATGATGGCTTTTATCTGATTGAAAATGTGTGTTATGAGGGAAAGAGCAAGGATGATACATACAAAAAGGTGGATATCTCTGTGACACCGTGGAGCGGACTGCTTGAAAGTGCCGTTATTGGTGGAATAGACCAACCTTTATATGGTGTCCTTCGCACACCGCAGGCAAATAATATTGATATCAACAGTCCTCTATCTATGCCGATATTTGCAGAAGCTATTGAGGAGTTGAAAGACCTTGATATTGCGTACAGCCGGAATAGCAAGGAGATTGTGGACAGCAAGCGCACGGTTTTACTGGATTCTGACAAGCTGTTCCCGTTCCAGGCTTCAGAGCTGTTCAGACTTGATCCCACCATTGCAGCAGGTAGGATGAAAGAAAAAATGGGGATGCCGGATTATGTCAAGGTGGTAGAGGGCAACGGATCAGATGACTTCTACCAGGAGATCAATCCCACACTGCAGACACAGACCCGACTGGATGGTATCAATGCTATTCTGTCACAGATCGGCTATAAGATTGGATTCAGCAATGGATATTTCGTATTCAATCAGAAAACTGGCATGGTTACCGCCACGCAGGTAGAATCAGATGACCGCAGAACAATCCAGTTTATCAAGGATGTCCGGGACAAATTAGAGGACTGTTTGGATAATACCATCTATGCACTGGATGTGATGGCTACGCTTTACGGACTGGCTCCGGCCGGAACATATGAAGTAACATATGACTTCGGAGATATTACATATAATCGAGAAGAAGACCGCCTGCGGTGGTGGCAGTATGTTCAAGCGGGTAAAGTCCCGGCATGGATGTTTTTTGAAAAATTTGAGGGTATGAGCGAAGAAGAAGCCAAAGCTATGGTGGAAGAAGCCCAGCCCAAGGAAGAAACGCTGTTTCCAGAGTAACTTGATTGCTCTTTTACCATTTTGGCATGATAGAACACAAATAACTTATCATCTTCTGCATTTGCGCTGACCGAGAAGTGAGAGAATAAGCGGTTATAGCCTCCTTTCTACTAAAATTGCCCGAGGTGGGAAAATACGTTGCACCCACGCACCCTATGGGTTAAAAGAGATCATGCAGAATGCGACGGCAGGCGGGCATTAACAAGATTAAAATTAGGGGTGATAGAGTGGCACATGACAAGAATTACTATGCATCAGAATTTCATAAGTACTCTATACACCGGACAGAAAAGGGTATTCGGATAGATATTAACTTCCAGCCATTGGGAGCGGCTCTTGACCGGGCACAGCTTGCGCTGGACAACCAGGTATGGCACGATATGCAGCGGCATATGCCACGGAGAGACGGGGAGTTGATCCGTAGAACCAACGCTTTGAATGAAGTATCTGCCGGATCGGGTGAAGTCCATGTGTATGATCCTACTCTTCCGTATGCGCATTATATGTACATGGGCGAGAAATACATTGACCCGGTGTGGCGGGTTGGCGGCTTTTACGGTATATTGCCGGATAAAGAGGGACAATGGTGGAGCCGCAAGGGTGTAACCAAGATTCCAAGCGGAGAACCGCTGAACTATACAAACCCTGAAGCAATCTCCTTGTGGGATGTGGAAGCCATTGAGAGATACGGTGATGACTGGGTGGAAGTAGTCAGACGGGTATTAGAGGGGAGTGACTTGAATAATTGATAACTCCTGAATATTTGAATGAGGTGATCCAAGGGGTAGAACTGGCGGTCAATCGTCTGAACAACCAGTTGCTGAAAGAGGTTGTAAAAAAGATCGTAGAAGCCTTTTACACTGGCAAAGACATATTGATGCCGTCTACCATCCATAAATTGCATCAGATTGTGCAGAGCGGATACACATTTGACGAGATCCGCAAGACCATAGAGGATGCGCTGCCGGACATATCTTCAGAGATACATAAGGCATTTTTGGAATCTGCCAATACCATAGCAGCATACAACTATGAGTTTTCCAAACTGATGATCCATGAGTACAACATCAACCAGGAGATGCCGGAATATACTTTTGAGAACATTCCGCGGTCTGCCAAGGATCTGAACATGACCCGGATGGAGATCATGAAATTGGAAAACGCATACAAGCGCACAAACGGCACTGTCAGAAATCTGACCAAGACCACTGCGATATCTGTGCAGAATGAATATATACAAGCTTGTGACGATGCTTTTATGAAAGCACAGGCGGGAGTGCCGGTACAGCAAGCTGTCAATGAGGTTGTGGAAAAGCTTGCTAAACAAGGAATCACGACAGTAGAATATCCCACCGGGCACACAGATAAGATTGATGTTGCTATTGCAAGGGCGGTCCGCACTGGAATCAACCAGGCAAACAGCGAGATCATTCTTACCCGCTGCTCAGAAATGGGAATCCAGTATGTAAAAGTCAGTCAGCATTTGGGAGCGAGAGTTACCAAACATGATGACTACACAAACCATTCATGGTGGCAAGGCAAGATATACTCTCTTGACTGGACAAAGGATGTGCTCATTAAAAATATGGCATCTGTGCCTTTACAAGACAAAGAATTCGGTTATTTGCAGGAGTTGAAACAGAAAATAATGGTAGAAAAGAAATATAACTACCCTGACTTTGTGGAGACTTGCGGATACGGTCAAATTGAGGGAATCATCGGTATAAACTGCCGCCATACGTTTCAAATGTGGCTTCCGGGAATCAATATCAATCATGATGAGCCGATTGACCCGAAAGAGAATGAAGAGCGGTATCGGCATGAGCAGGAACAGCGGGCTATGGAGCGGAGCATCCGCAGAATGAAAGGTGAGCGGAAAGCACTGCAGCAGATCCCACGGAATGAGGATACGGATGCAAAGATTGCACTCTTG